AAACAGGAGAAATTATGGCAAAAATGCGTGAATTTAAGTTCTGGAACGAATCAGGACAAGAAGAAAAAAAAGAATCAACAAGTTTTAAGAAGGCAGTTACGTCTGTACAAGAAAATTTTAAGAATCAACTCGTTGGATTTGAATATATTAGTAAAAAGGGTAAAAAAATTGTAAGTTCAATACAATTACCATTGGGAAGAAAGAAAAAGTTAGGTAGATAATGGCTAAATTAGCAAAAAATTTTGTAAAACACATTGTAACTCCGAAAAAAACAAGTCAAGCGTCTAAAAAACGTAAATGTAAAATGAGTTCAATGAATAAACATAAAAAAAGAAGTTTAAAATTTTACAATAGACAAGGAAGATAGTTAAAATGCCTGGTATAGCACGAAACGGTACAGATATTGCAGGTGGTGTTGCGATACAAGGTAGTACAAACGTTAATGTTAACGGAAAAGGTGTTGTTAGACTAGGTGATAGAGTTGCAAGTCATGGTTTACCGCCTCATGCGCCTACTCCACCAATGACATCTAGTTCATCAACAGTAAAAGTTAATAGTATAGGTGTTGTAAGAGCAGGAGATAGTGCAAGTTGTGGACATACCATATCTGGTTCTGCAAATGTTAATGCTGGATAGATAAATAGTTGTATGGCTAATTCTAACTATGACGCATCGGCAACAAATAATTCATCTAGGTCAAATAGAGTCTATTCTGATCTTAATTTGAATTTTACTAAAAATCCTGCTACTAAAGATGTAGCAAGATTAACAGATGTTGAGGCAGTAAAAAGATCGGTTAGAAATTTAATTTTAACAAATAGATTTGAGAGACCATTTCATCCAGAGATAGGTAGTTCAATTAGAGATTTGTTATTTGAAACCATAACACCACTTAATGCTATATTATTACAAGATAGAGTTGAAGAAGTTATTGACAACTTTGAACCAAGAGCAAATATAAACCAAGTTATTGTTCAGGATGAAATAGATAGAAACAGATATAAAGTTACAGTTTCTTTTTATGTTGTTAACACACCTGAACCAGTAACGATAACAGAATTTTTACAAAGATTAAGATAATATGGCTAAACTAGAAATATCACAATTAAACTTTGACGCAATCAAAGCTAATCTAAAAAGATTCCTTTCAAATCAAAATACATTTAAGGATTATGATTTTGAAGGATCAGGTATGGCAGTTCTATTAGACTTGTTAGCATACAATACACACTACTTGTCTTACAATGCAAATATAGCTGCAAACGAAATGTTTATTGATACTGCTGATTTAAGAAACAGCATTGTATCTTTAGCCAAAGCATTAGGTTATACACCAAACTCACCAAGAGCACCAGTTGCTGATATTAACGTTGTTGTAAATGGTGCAACAGGCGCTACACTTACAGCAGCTGCAGGCACACAGTTTACAACTACAGTTGATGGTACATCATATAATTTTGTAACAGTAGGTTCAAATACAATTTCACCTGTAGATGGTGTTTATACTTTTTCAAATTTAAAAGTTTATGAAGGTTCTTATATCACTTATCAATATACAGCTGATACAACAGATGTTGACCAAAGATTTTTAATTAATTCTGCAAATGCTGATACAGATACTTTAACAGTACAAGTTCAAAACAGTTCTTCAGATACTACCACTAACACTTATACAAAAGCAACTTCTATTACTGAATTAGATTCAACAAGTAGAGTTTATTTTTTACAAGAAAGTGAAGATGGTAAATTTGAAGTTTACTTTGGTGATGGTGTAATTGGTAAAGCAATTGAAGATGGTAACATTGTAATATTAAAATACGTAGTTACAAATAAAACTTTAGCAAATGGTGCTTCTTCATTTAGTTTATCAGGTAACATTGGTGGTTTTAGTGATGTATCAATAACTGTAAATTCAAATGCAGCTAATGGTGCTGACGCAGAGTCAAATGAAAGTATAAAATTTAATGCACCTAAATCATATGCAGCTCAAGACCGAGCAGTAACAGTAAATGATTATAAAACAAAGGTACAAGAATTATATGCCAACACAGGTTCAGTAAGTGCTTGGGGTGGTGAAGATAATGACACACCTTTTTATGGTCGTGTTTACATTGCAATTAATCCTAAAACAGGTTCTACATTAACGCAAACAACAAAAGATAGTTTAGTTACACAATTAAAAAGTTATTCAGTTGCTTCAGTAACACCAGTAATTGTTGATCCAGAAACAACAAGTGTGTTGTTAACATCAACTATAAACTATGATGAAAAACAAACTACTAAAACAGCTGCTGAAATAAAAACTTTAATTACAAATTCAGTAACAAATTATAATACAAATACTTTAAAACAATTTGATAGTGTTTTAAGATATTCAAAATTAATTGAATTAATTGATGACGCTGATAGTTCAATACTTTCAAACATCACAACTTTAAATATTAGAAAATCATTTACACCAACTTTAAATAGTTCTACAAACTATACTGTAAACTTTTCAAACGCATTATATAATCCACACTCTGGTCATAGATCAAGTGAAGGTGGTATTTTAAGTTCAACTGGATTTAAAGTTTCAGGTGATAACAACGTTTATTATTTTGATGATGATGGTGCTGGTAATATAAGAAGATATTATCTTGTAGGTTCAGTAAGAACATATGTTGATAATACTGCTGGTACAATTACGTATTCAAGTGGTGCAATAGCAATTAATGCTTTAACAATCGCAAGTATAGAAAATATTAGAGGTTCTGCTTCTACAGTAATTGAATTAACTGTACAACCTAGTTCAAATGATATTGTTCCTGTAAGGGCACAAATTATTGATATAGATGTTGCAAACAGTTCGTTTACAGTTCAGGCAGATACACTTGTAGGTGGTTCTGCAAACGCTGGTATTGGATATACTACAACATCTAGTTATTAAAAACAATGGCTAAATTTGATGATAAAATTTCACATCTTATTAATCAACAAGCACCTGACTTCGTGCTTGATGACCACCCATACTTTTTAGAATTTGTAAAAGCATATTATTCATTTATGGAATCAGCAGAATTAGTGCTGACAAACATAGGTGATCCAGATGTCATTCAGTTAGAAACACAAACAGGCACAATTAGTTTATTACAATTAGAAGGTACTAACAAACAAAGTTTAGATAGTGGTGATAATATTTTATTAGAAGATTCAAGTGTTGGTGATTTTATAAATGGTGAAACAATTACAGGTTCAACTTCAGGTGCAACTGCAACAATACTCGTAGAAGATATAGATGGTAATTCAAAACTATACATATCTGCTCAAAATAAATTTATAGAAGGTGAAACTATTACAGGTTCTACATCTGGCGCTACAGCAGACATTTCAACTTATAGAGCAAATCCAGTTCAGAATATTCAGGAACTTTTAGACTATCCTGATCCTGACAAAACTATTCAAGGTTTCTTAACTAAATTTAGAAACGCATTTTTACAATCTATACCTGATAATTTAAATAGTGCTGTAGATAAAAGAAAATTAATTAAAAATATTAAATCACTTTATAGATCAAAAGGTACTACAAGAGCAACTGAAGTATTTTTTAAATTATTATTTAACGAAAACGCTGAAGTAACTTTACCAAAAGATAATATGTTAAGAGTATCAGATGGTAAATGGGATACTCAAAAAGTTTTAAGATGTGTAGAAGTTGGTACTTCAGAGGCAACTCACTTAATAGGTCAAACTATAACACAGGCTAATGTTGCAGGTAATGGTTCAATTAATGAAGCAACTGCAATAGTAGAAAATGTATTTAAGTTTACCATTGGTGGTATTACAGTTGTTGAATTAGTTTTAGGTGAAGATAGTATTGTAGGCACTTTTGTAGCAGGACAAAATATAACTGGTACTGATAATACAGATGAGGATGTTTTAGTTACATGCACACTTGAAGGTGTAATAACAGAAAAAACTATAACAAATGATGGTGCATTATATTCAGCAGCAGATACCGTAACAGTTTCAGGTGGTGGTAATGGGGCTAGTATTCAAGTTGACACAGTTGGTTCTGGTAGTATAGAAAACATTTTTATAAGTTCTGCTGGTTCAGGTTATGCAATTGGTGATGTTGTTAATTTTAGTACAGGTAATGCAAGTGCAAAAGTATCTGTTGTAAATGGTGGTATTGCACCAGAGTCAGATACACCAGGTATGGATGCAAGTGACCATATTGTTTTAGAAGATGAAACACAAAGAGGTGATCCATACACAGGAAATAAAATTGTACAAGAAAGTGGCACAGGTTCTGAAGATATTACAGACGTTAGAATTATAGACGCTGGTAATGGTTATACATCTTTACCAACATTAACAATTACATCATCTGGTTCAGGTGCAAACTTAAAAGCACACGGTGGTGAAATAGGAAGAATATTAAGTTTAAAAACTATTGAATTAGGAAATAACTATGACGC